CATGGTTAGCTGGGACAACGGTAGCGGACTGAACGTGGTCTATGGCGAGGACCTTTGCCGGAGGTGCGACGATGACCGATAAGGTGCGAAAGCAGATCTTGGCCATACGCGAAACCGGCCTAACGAATATGTTTGATGTAGTAGCGGTTCAACGTATCGCGAACGACATGGGCTTTTATGAGCTGGTTGTGTACCTCGAAGAAAACCGCAAGGAATATGCCCACTTTATCCTGACCGGCGAGGCGTAAAACACATCCCTTTCAATACGATGTTTGGTGCATTTTTATCTCTGAATTGACTTGCTATTGTGTGCATTCAGAGCGAATATACACATACAAAAACGAAGGGAGTGCACACCATGTGGAAAGAAGGAAGCCTTAAGATTCACAACAGCATTTTTCATTACTGGATGAAGGTTTACGAGGAAGGTTCCCAGTTTGGAATCAGCGGCGGCAGGATCAGCAAGCTGATGCTGAAGCGTGATGGCAAGGTCGTATGCAACTACGACAGAGGCTGGGATATAGAGCCCTCCGACCCAGACACGCAGCTTGCCCTTGAACTCCTGCTGCATAAAGAAAACAGCTAACACGAACAAACTACAGCTTCTTGGAACATGAGCCAACCGGCTCTGTTCCTCGTTATGCAGCCATGATGGGCTGTATTTTTTATGCCCTGCGAAAGGAGGCGACGGCGTATCAAGAAACTCAAGAAATACTCTCCCACCCGATTTAAAGCATCGGATTCAATCTATGACAAGGCTCTGGCCGATTACGCCGTGTCCTTTATTGAGGCGCTCTCCCACACCAAAGGCACCTGGGCCGGTAAGCCTTTTGAGCTTATTGACTGGCAGGAGCAGATTATCCGGGATATCTTTGGCACCATCAAACCCAACGGCTATCGGCAGTTCAACACAGCGTATGTAGAAATTCCAAAGAAGATGGGTAAATCAGAGCTCGCCGCTGCGGTTGCTCTACTGCTGACCTGTGGCGACAATGAGGAACGCGCTGAGGTCTACGGCTGCGCCGCCGATCGTAATCAGGCGTCTATCGTCTTTAACGTTGCAGCGGATATGGTGCGGATGTGCCCGGCGCTCGCAAAACGAGTCAAGATTCTTGATTCCATGAAACGGCTTGTTTATTTACCGACCGGGAGCACTTATCAGGTGCTGTCTGCCGACGTCGGCAACAAGCACGGTTTCAATACCCATGGCGTGGTATTTGACGAGCTGCATACCCAGCCTAACCGAAAGCTCTACGATGTCATGACCAAAGGCAGTGGTGATGCGAGAATGCAACCGCTCTATTTTTTGATCACGACCGCTGGAGATAACCAAAACAGCATCTGCTGGGAGGTGCATCAGAAGGCCCTAGATATCATCGACGGCAGAAAAAATGACCCGACCTTCTATCCGGTCATATATGGTGCAGCGCAAGAGGACGACTGGACTGATCCGAAGGTTTGGAAAAAAGCCAATCCCTCCCTCGGTATTACCGTCGGCTTAGATAAAGTCAAAGCAGCCTTTGAGTCGGCCCGCCAGAATCCTGCCGAGGAGAACAGCTTCAGGCAGCTCCGCTTGAACCAATGGGTCAAACAGGCTGTGCGCTGGATGCCGATGGACAAATGGGATGCCTGCGCTTTTGCGGTAGACCCGGAAGCCTTACGAGGCCGGGTTTGCTACGGTGGTCTTGACCTTTCATCCTCCACCGACATTACTGCTTTTGTTCTGGTGTCCCCGCCACTGGACGAGGATGACAAATATGTCGTACTCCCGTTCTTCTGGATACCGGAGGACAACATCGATTTGCGTGTGCGGCGTGACCATGTGAACTATGATGTCTGGAAAAAGCAAGGCTACCTGTTAACTACCGAAGGCAATGTGGTCCACTATGGCTTCATCGAGAGCTTTATTGAAGAGCTTGGTACGAAATACAATATCCGCGAAATCGCCTTTGACCGCTGGGGTGCTGTACAGATGGTCCAGAACCTTGAGGGTATGGGCTTTACAGTCGTTCCATTCGGTCAGGGCTTCAAGGATATGAGTCCTCCGACTAAGGAACTCATGAAGCTAACCTTAGAACAAAAGCTTGCCCACGGGGGTCATCCGGTCCTACGCTGGATGATGGACAACATCTATATCCGCACCGATCCGGCAGGCAACATCAAAGCGGACAAGGAGAAATCCACCGAGAAAATCGACGGCGCAGTCGCAACCATTATGGCTCTTGACCGGGCGATTCGGTGTGGCAACGAAAGTGGCGCTTCGGTTTATGACGATCGTGGACTGCTTGTTTTTTAGTGAAGGAGAGTGATGTATATGGGAATACTTCAAGGAATATTTAAGGCGCGAGACAAGCCTAAAGATGCCCTCGGTGGCAGTCGCTACAGCTTCTTTTTCGGAAGCACCAGCGCGGGAAAACCGGTCAATGAGCAGACGGCCATGCAAATGACAGCAGTGTACAGCTGCGTGAGGATATTATCTGAAACACTGGCGGGGCTTCCGCTCCATATCTATCAATATAATGCTTCCGGAGGCAAGGAAAAACACCTCAAACACCCACTGTACAAACTGCTTCATGATGAACCAAATCCTGAGATGACTTCCTTTGCGTTTAGAGAAACGCTGATGAGTCATCTTTTGTTATGGGGGAACGCCTACGCGCAGATCATTAGAAACGCACGTGGCGAGGTCGTTGCACTATATCCGTTGATGCCAAACAAAATGACAGTCGACCGAGATTCAAACGGTCGGCTTTTCTATTTATACCAGCGCAGTAATGAGGACACTCCCTCCCTCGGCAAAGACAGCCAGGTCTACCTGTCTCCCTCGGACGTTCTTCATATTCCTGGCCTCGGCTTTGACGGTTTGGTCGGTTACTCTCCCATCGCAATGGCGAAGAATGCCGTGGGACTGGCCATCGCCACAGAGGAATACGGTGCGAAGTTCTTTGCTAATGGCGCTGCTCCGGGCGGCGTGTTGGAACACCCCGGCACCATCAAGGACCCACAGAAGATTAAGGAGTCTTGGAACGCAGCCTATCAAGGCAGCGGAAATTCACACCGAGTAGCTGTTCTCGAGGAAGGCATGAAGTATCAGCCGATCGGGATCTCACCAGAGCAAGCACAGTTTCTGGAGACGAGAAAGTTCCAGATAAATGAGATTGCACGTATTTTCAGGGTGCCGCCTCACATGCTGGCCGACCTTGAGAAATCGTCCTTCTCCAACATTGAGCAGCAGTCGCTAGAGTTCGTTAAATACACACTTGATCCATGGGTAGTGCGCTGGGAACAGTCCATGTGCCGCGCCCTGCTCATGGAGAGCGAAAAGTCAAAGCTGTTCATTAAGTTCAATGTGGATGGCCTGCTACGCGGCGATTATGTGAGCCGAATGAGCGGTTACGCCACCGCACGTCAGAACGGCTGGATGAGTGCCAATGACATCCGGGAGCTTGAGAACTTGGACCGCATCCCAGCGGAACTTGGTGGCGACCTCTACCTCATAAACGGCGCGATGACCAAACTGCAGGACGCTGGCGCGTTCGCAAATATAAAAGAAACGGAGGAAATCGAATGAAGAAATTCTGGAACTGGGCACGGGATGATAATTCCGGTGTCCGAACACTCTATCTTGACGGCGTTATTGCCGAAGAGTCATGGTTTGACGATGATGTCACCCCTAAGGTATTTAAATCAGAACTTACTGCAGGTGAGGGTGACATTGTTATTTGGCTGAACTCTCCCGGGGGCGACTGCATTGCAGCAAGTCAGATCTACACCATGCTCATGGATTACAAAGGCAAGGTTACCGTGAAGATCGATGGCATTGCAGCATCTGCTGCATCCGTAATTGCTATGGCCGGAACAACCGTGCTAATGGCACCGACTGCCCTCATGATGGTGCATAACCCGCTGACTGTTGCCATTGGTGACAGTGAGGAAATGCAAAAGGCCATCGCCATGCTCTCGGAGGTTAAGGAAAGTATCATCAACGCCTACGAGATCAAAACAGAACAGTCACGAGCAAAGCTATCCCACCTGATGGATGCGGAAACCTGGCTCAATGCCAAGAAAGCCATCGAGCTTGGTTTTGCAGACGGCATTCTAGACGACGAAAAGAAACGACAACAGACTGAGGACTTTACCTATGCCTTCAGCCGTAGAGCCGTTACTAACTCTCTGCTGGACAAGGTAAAGCCAAAGCTGCCTAAGCAACAAACAGGTACACCAATTGAGTCGCTGGAGAAGCGGCTCTCTTTAATTCAACACTAATTTTGAGGAGGAAAATACAATGAACAAAATTCTTGAACTGCGTGAGAAACGCGCAAAGGCATGGGAAACAGCTAAAGCTTTTCTCGACACCAAACGTGGTGCGGATGGCATCGTTTCAGCTGAGGACACCGCCGTTTACGACAAGATGGAAGCGGATGTGGTCGCCCTTGGTAACGAAATCGACCGCCTAGAAAAGCAGGAAGCCCTCGACCGTGAGCTTTCAAAGCCCTTAAACACACCTTTGACTGGTAGGCCGTCTGTGCT